TCCAAGTCAGACAACGTTGAGCAACTTTTGGTTCGAATTGACGACAAGCTATCAAGGATTCAGAACGGTCACGACTGGCCTGGCGACAACGAGATCGACGACCTAATCGGATATCTGGTACTATTAAAGATCGCAAAGGAGAGATCATAATGGGTAGACGCAAGCTATCAACCGTAGTTCACCACAGTATCTTTGAAACGAAACCCAGCTTTGAGCTCAACGGCTTTCTAATAACTGCTGGTGACCTCGTAAAGGTTAAGGGCGAATATGGGACAAAGTTTAAGGTTCGTGGACTAACTACCAACACAGAGACTGGGGCTCAATGGATAGACACCTTTGAGATGATTCGTGGCCAAGCCTCAGCTTTTAGAGCGTTTAAGATAGACAGAATTAAGAGAGTGCCTCAAAGAGGAAAGAGAGCCAAGCGTGTCAACGGAATCTGATTTAGTAGTACACCTGGATCAAGTTAACTCTGTAGTTACGGAGTACTTAAAGGGTAGCGATCCCACCAAGATATCTAAAGACTTGGCCATGCCTAGGCAAAAGGTAGTTGGGTATATCAATGAGTGGCGAGCAATGGCTTCAGACAACGCTGCTATCCGTGCTAGAGCTAAGGAAGCTCTTGTCGGTGCAGACACCCATTACTCTAAGCTTATAGAAAAAGCCTACGAAGTTATTGACGAGTCTACCATGATGGGAAACCTACAGGCCAAAACTGGAGGTATCAAGTTAGTCATGGATCTAGAGTCTCGTCGTATAGATATGCTTCAGAAAGCTGGACTGCTAGAAAATAAAGAATTAGCAGAAGAGATGGTTGAAATTGAAGAACGCCAGCAGATTCTTATTCAGATATTAAAAGATGTTGCTTCACAGCATCCAGAGATCAGGGATAAGATCATGGCTCGTCTATCTCATGCTACAAAGCCAGGAGAGACAATAACGATTGTGAATGAATAATGTTTGATGATTTCTTAGAAGCCCTTGAGGACACACCCTTTGCAGAGATACCCGTAGATGCAAAGACCTTTGCAGAGGGAGTAGACTTCCTGGGGTTGCCTCCCCTATCTCCTAGCCAGTATGACATCGTAGAAGCTATGAGTCAAATATACAGGAAAGCAGATCTTGTTTCCCTGATGGGATTCGAAGAGGGAAGTCAGTACTACAAAAAATATACTAAGAATGAGGTTATCTTACAGCTTGGAAAGGGTAGCGGAAAAGACTTTACCTCTACTGTAGCCTGTGCATACATTGTGTACAAGCTTCTATGCCTAAAGGACCCAGCAAGATACTTCGGAAAGCCAGCTGGAGACGCTATAGACATTATTAACATTGCTATCAACGCTCAGCAGGCAAAGAACGTTTTCTTCAAGGGATTTAAATCTAAGATTGAAAGATCTCCTTGGTTCCAAGGAAAGTACTATTCAAAGATGGATAGCATAGAGTTTGATCACTCCATAACAGTTTACTCTGGTCACTCAGAGCGTGAGTCTCACGAGGGACTAAACCTATTGCTTGCAGTACTGGACGAGATCTCAGGCTTCGCTGCTGAGGTAGGAACTGGCAATGACCAAGGTAAGACCGCAGACAACATATATAAAGCCTTCCGTGCCTCAGTTGATTCTAGATTTCCAGACTTGGGAAAAGTAGCCCTGCTGTCCTTTCCCCGTTACCCAGGAGACTTTATCTCTCAAAGGTATGATGATGTCATTGCTGAGAAAGAAGTTATAACCAAGCACCACACGTTTGTCATGAACGAAGAGCTGCCAGCCGACGCTGCAGGAAACTCTCTAGAAATTTCTTGGGACGAAGACACAATCATAAGTTATAAATTCCCAGGGATGTTTGCACTTAAGAGACCAACCTGGGTGATAAACCCTACTCGAAGCATTGATGACTTTAAGGTTTCCTTTTACACAGATCTTGGCGACGCCATGCAGAGGTTTGCTTGTGTCCCTACGTTTGCTTCCGACGCATTCTTCAAGCAGCGTGACAAGGTCCAGGACGCCATGACAATCAGAAATCCCTTAGACCAGTTCAGAAGATTTGATGACACCTTTATCCCTGACCCTACCAAGAAGTATTTTGTTCACGCCGACCTCGCCCAAAGGCATGACAAGTGTGCCGTAGCTATAGCTCACGTAGAGAAGTGGGTAAATATTCAGGTAATTAAAGACTACGAACAGGTCGCCCCTGTAGTAGTTGTCGATGCTGTAGCTTACTGGGAGCCTAAGGTGGAGGGTCCAGTGGATCTATCCGAGGTCAAGCAGTGGATTCAAAACCTTAGGAGGATAGGGTTCGACATAGGAATGGTTAGCTTTGACCGTTGGCAGTCATTTGATATTCAGAACGAGCTAAAGCAGGTAGGCATAAGAACCGAGACAGTCTCAGTCGCTAAGAAACATTACGAAGACATGGCAATGTTAATCTATGAGGAAAGACTTGCTATGCCTGCTATTGATCTCTTGTTCGAAGAGCTTACAGAGCTTAAGATTATGAAGGGGAACAAGGTTGACCACCCTAGAAAATCCTCCAAAGACCTTGCAGACGCAGTTTGCGGAGCAATCTATGGTGCCATAGCTCACACACCAAAGAACCTTAACCAAGAAGTTGAGATTCATTCCTTTAAGGATAGGCCACTCGAGCTCACGGCTGGAAAAAACTAATAATGTGATACACTATAAACCTAGCGAAAAACAAATTGATGAATACCTAAGTCAATTCAATATGTTATAACCAAAGGCTTGTATATGTCTATTAAAATTGTATATTTTTCAAACTATTCAGGAAACACCAAGAGATTTGCGGAGAAGCTAAATGGAAGCTCTATTCCTATTCCTATTAAGTCTAGCAGTGACGGGGTCCTTCTTATGGATAGCCCTTATGTATTGTTTGTACCGACTTATGGTAGCGGTAGTGATACACACGCAATCCCAAGACAAGTTCGAAGATTCTTAAATAACAGAAACAATCGTGAACATCTCCAGGGGGTAGTTGGCTTCGGCAATACCAACTTTGGAGAAGACTTTTGTAAAGCAGCGCACATGATATCTAGCAAAACAGGAGTACCGCTCATTGCCAAGGTAGAAATATTCGGTACACAAGATGACTTAGAAAAGGTCAAAGATAGGTTGGAGATGCTCTATGGAGAATAAAATTAGTTACCACGAACTCAACGCCATGCTAAACATGTATGATGCAAACGGCAAGATCCAGTTTGGAAAAGACAAAGAAGCAGCTAAGGCATACTTCTTGGACCATGTTAATCTTAACACAGTCTTCTTTCACTCCCTCGAAGAGAAGCTTGACTACTTAGTTGAGAATGATTACTACGACCAGCCACTGTTGTCCAGTTACTCTGCAGAAGACGTAAAAGACATCTTTAAACACGCCTATGCTCACAAGTTCAGGTTTCCAACCTTTGTCGGTGCCTACAAGTTTTACACCCAGTATGCACTAAAGACTTTCGACGGAGAACGCTACCTTGAGCGATTCGAAGACCGAGTCGTAATGAATGGTCTCATGCTCGGAAGAGGAAATACCGAGACAGCAAAGAGTGTAGTAGACGAGATTCTTTCGGGACGCTTCCAACCAGCGACTCCAACCTTCCTCAACGCAGGTAAGGCTCAGCGTGGAGAGTACGTTTCTTGCTTCCTACTCAGGGTAGAAGATAACATGGAATCAATTGCTCGTGCGGTAACTTCATCCCTCCAGCTTTCAAAGCGTGGTGGTGGAGTGGGTCTTAACCTCACCAATGTCCGTGAGTATGGAGCTCCAATCAAGAAAATCCAGAACCAGTCATCTGGAATTATCCCAGTGATGAAGATGCTAGAGGATGCATTCTCTTATGCAAACCAGCTTGGTGCTCGTCAGGGCGCTGGTGCGGTTTACCTAAATGCTCACCACCCAGATATCATGAAGTTCTTAGACACAAAGAAAGAGAACGCAGACGAGAAGACTCGGATCAAGACCCTCTCAATCGGTGTGGTTATTCCTGACATCACCCTTGAGCTAGCCAAGAACGGAGAAGACATGTACTTGTTCTCTCCTTATGACGTAGAGCGTGTTTACGGTGTCCCAATGATGGACATCTCTATCACTGAGAAGTACCAAGAGATGGTTGATGATTCTAGGATTAAGAAGACTAAGATCAAAGCTCGAGAGCTATTCCAACGTATTGCGGAACTTCAGTTTGAATCTGGGTATCCTTACATCGTATACGAAGACACTGTAAATGAATCCAACCCCATCGAGGGTAGGATCAACATGTCCAACCTTTGTTCTGAAATCCTACAGGTAAACACTCCTACAACTTATAACAATGACATGAGCTACAAAGACATTGGAAAAGATATCTCATGTAACTTAGGATCATTAAACATAGCTAAGGCCATGGAATCTCCAGACTTTGGTAAGACCATTGAAGTGGCTGTAAGGTCCCTCACAGCGGTCTCAGAGCTCTCCTACATAGACTCTGTGATGTCTGTTGCGGAAGGTAATCGTAAGTCTAGGGCTATTGGTCTTGGGCAAATGAACCTGCACGGTTACTTTGGAAAAGAGGAAATGTATTACGGAGATGAAGAGTCCCTGGACTTCACTAACATCTACTTCTTGACGGTACTGTACCATGCCTTAAAAGCATCTAACCAGATTTCCATAGAGACTAAGTCACCGTTTGAGGGGTTCAAGAACTCCAAGTATGCGGATGGATCTTTCTTTGACAAGTACACCACTCAGAAGTGGGAGCCAGCTACAGAGAAGGTTACTAAGTTATTTAAAGATGCCAAGATTAAGATTCCTAAAAAGAAAGACTGGGAAGAGCTTAAGGCTTCCGTAATGGAGCACGGTATCTACAACCAGAATCTACAAGCGGTTCCTCCTACAGGATCTATCAGTTATGTAAATAACTCAACGTCTTCTATCCACCCTATCGCAGCTCAGGTTGAGATTCGTAAAGAAGGAAAGATGGGTAGGGTCTATTACCCAGCTCCTCACATGACAGATGACAACCGACAGTACTTTATGGATGCCTATGAAATTGGTCCAGAGAAAGTTATCGATGTCTACGCAGCTGCAACCCAGCACGTTGACCAAGGGCTATCTCTGACCCTGTTCTTCAAGGACAGTGCAACCACCAGAGATGTCAACCGAGCACAGATTTACGCATGGAAGAAGGGTATCAAAACCATTTATTACATTAGAATTAGGCAGGACGCCTTAGAGGGAACTGACATGGAAGGCTGTGTAAGTTGCCAGCTATAATGAAGAATCCTATGGTATACTTTACATCTACAAGGAGCCCCAATCTATGATTACAAGACCCATTAACTGGAACAAAGTTGAAGACCCGATTGACCTAGACGTATGGAATCGACTGACTTCCAACTTTTGGCTGCCAGAGAAGGTGCCCATTTCCAATGACATTCAGTCCTGGTCAACACTTAGGGATAATGAAAAGCTTCTCACTATGAGAGTGTTCACTGGTTTAACTATGCTGGATACTATCCAGGGCACGGTAGGGTCAATGAGCATTCTTCCAGATGCTATCACTCAGCACGAAGAAGCAGTTATCACCAACATTGCTTTCATGGAGTCAGTGCACGCCAAGAGCTACTCATCGGTGTTCTCAACCTTAACATCCTCTGAGCAGATTGAGGATGCGTTCCGTTGGTCTGAGGACAATCCATACCTTCAAAAGAAGGCTGAGATCATTCTTGGATATTACCATGGAGAGGATCCACTAAAGCGCAAGGTGGCTTCAACGATATTAGAAAGCTTCTTGTTCTACTCTGGTTTCTATTGGCCGATGTGGCTATCAAGCAGAGCAAAGCTAACCAACACCGCTGACCTGATTCGTCTAATCATTCGTGATGAAGCTATTCACGGTTACTACATTGGGTAT